ATAGCAGAGAAGAAGTTAATCATTTCTGGAGTATCAATAGGATCTTCGAAGAAGTAGATCTTAGGTGCATTGATTTCTGCAGTAGATTCAGCTTCATTAGTAACGAATACTTTATCAGCATAACCTGCATCTAATGTCATACCATCGAAGATTTTAATGTAATCTTGACTATCCATAGAACGTTTAACGTCAATGTATACATCAGTACCATTTTCCATATAGATACCAGAGATCAACTCAGCCATCTCTTCATTGTTGTTTGTGGAGATTAGAGCGATCTTATGAATATCTTCATATGTTTGGATTTCACGAGTTTGAGACATAATTGTTTCAGAAGCACGTTTAACCAATTCATTAAGTTGGCGTTCTAATTCTGCTGGTGGTAAATGCCAGTTATATATTTCAGCATTATCTCTATTTGGTTCACATTTAGTAGCCAAACGTTTATAGATAAGTTGAGATAATAAGATAGCAGATGTAGTACCATCACCAACATTCTTAACTACATGGGAAGTTAAGTCTTCTAATACTTCACGGATACTCATTTCTAAAGTACCATTGAAGTAGATATTTTTCAAGATAGTATGACCATCTTTAGTGAATTTAGGAAGAATGTCATCTTTCTTGATTTGAGTAGCAGACCCATAAGGTCCAAATGATGTAACTAGGGAATCGGCAATGATTTGCAACACTGCCATAGTTTGTTCATGTAAAGTTTTTTGCTCTACAATATTAGAGTAGATATGCATAATTACCTCGCAATTTTAACTAATTTGTCATATGGTTCAACGACATAGAATAAGTTCTTAGGAAACATATCGTAGAACTTAGCTTGAACTATATACTTACCTAATGTATAGTCATAATCTGTATTGATAGCATTACGTAAAGCAAAGACGTGTTTGCCTTCAACTTTAGGAGAGTAATCTTCTAATCTGAATAAGCTATCAGTATAGATAGCATCATATTCATTTAAAGGGATATCTCTCTTCTTATAGATACGTAGTTTGTTTTTTAGATTTAAGCTCATAGACCGTAGATTGGTTTCTTGATATTCATTATCTACAGCTATAGCTATATTGAAGCTCTTACCTTCGATGCCAATAATATTATAGAATAGTCTATAAAGATCAGTCTCATAAGTATTAAAGTAAAGTAGTTCACCATACTTATTAATAATCTCTTCTAATAGATCATCAGCAGAGTCTTGGTATTCTTCTTTTAATAACGCAGTTAATGGATTTGGTTTAGTACGTTCTTGAAAGATATAGATCATATCTAATTGAGATAGATCTAGTATTCCATCAATAAAGTACTTAGAATTCTTAAATCCATACTTTATTACATCATATATCGATAAGTCTGTATTGAATAAGCTTGAGTATTCAAATATAGGAGCGACTGTTTTACCTTCCATATGAGTATCCTTACAAAAAAATAAGGAGATAGAGAATGACTCTATCTCCTATAATATTACATGTCATCTAAAGATGCACGTTTGAATTCACTATTACTAGAGGAGCTACCACCAAAGCTGCTATTACCGGCATTAGAGTTTACCCCTAACTTTTCTGCAATTGCTTCAATAGTTGCATTAGTATTGCTACTAGCATATTGAGCTGTTTCATGTACAGAGTAAGCATATGCATTAGTCATAGATTTAGCATATTCTTCCAATACAAGAACGAAGTCTTCTAAGTCCATATTTTTATAGCTATCGAAGTCTTTATCACCATCGAAAGATTCTTTATCAAAGTTATGAACGGAGAAGTGTAAGTCTGTACGACAGATAAATAAGATCTCTTCTTCTAATGCAGAAAGATCTTTATTCAATTTACGAATACAAATTACAGGTTGTTCTAAACCAAAGTCAGAGCCATCTGTAACTGTAAGGAATGTATTAGCACCTGTAGTGATACCAACGGAAGTTAATTCACCAGCTAAGAAACGACGAATTTCTTTAGCCAAGATACGAGCTTTAGTGTGTTTCAAATATGCACTAACTTCACGATCACGATCAGGCATTGGATAATCTTGACCAGATACCATTTTCAATGGAGCAATACCAATTTTCAAAGTACCTTGCCAGAATGTAAAACCAATAGAAGAACCACCAAAGGTTTTAATATCTTTGGAGTTTGTCATACGGTAATTAGAGTAAACATTGATAGATTTCTTTTGACTGGATCCACCAGTACGGTTAAATAAGCCTTGTCCAAGAGCCATTTTTGTTACCTCCTATAAAATAAGATAATAATTAATCTATTGTAGGCTACACTGTAATATCCTACAATCAGGGTTATAATATATCCTTGTAATAGGATATATCTAGAATCATAGGTGATATGATATAGTTATTTAATTTAAGGAGGAATATATCATGCTAACTCAATCTATCTTAAAAACAATCTTGGGAACTTCTACAAATACAATTGAAATTACAAAGGCTTCTACTGGAGGATTTGTAATCCAATCTATTGATAGTGTAGAAAGTGGCATGTGCCAATATCAGACCTGGGAAACAACCCAAATTGATTTATATGTAGATAAGAATGGTAATATCACAGATGGTAACTATGGTATTGAAACCATTAGTCAACCAACATGTGAAGAATTAGAATCATCTTATCAATATGATTTCAATTCTGAAATCTTTAATAATCGTTTAGAAAGAAATTACAATGAGTCTAAAGATAAACTAAAATTGGTTGATTATTTAAAAGGTTTAGTAGATCTATTGAAAATGCTAGATGCTCATGATAAGGTTACATTTGAATATTCTTATTATGATGATGAAGTAAAGAACTTTGAGTTCAAACCTTTTATTAAGAGAGCATAAGAAAAATCCCCTAGGAGATTGAATCTCCTAGGGGTATTTATTTTTTTGTTTTTATCTACGTTTTAGTTCCATATCAGGATAGTTGATATAGATACGATTATAGTCTCTTCTTAAAGTTTCACGCTTAGCTAACTCTTCTCTTAGCTTAATATATTTAGCTTGTAAGATAGAATATTTAGATCTAAGTTTTTCATCTAGATCATCTTCAGATAATACACCATCGATGATAGATAGACGAGTATTGATGGAATGCAATAATAGCAATGCATCATTTTCTTCATCAATATTACGTAAACGTATTTGGAATTCAAAGAGATCATTTTCATAATCTTTGATAGCACTATATTTGAAAGAATTCGTTGTGTCCCTATATTGTTTTCTAGCCCAATCGATTGGACCAGCTTCTAATAGAGAATTGTCATCGATTCGGGATAGTGCTGTAATAACACGTTCTATCTCACGCTTAACTAGACGAATAGCAGTGTAAGACATTGCTTTACGTAAGCCTTTGATTGTAATGATACGATTAGATAATACATCATTATATACAGATAGACACCATGCAATAATAGTAGATGTATCTCTAGGACCACTATTTGTATAGTTGATATATCCAGAGTTCTTTAATTTTTTGATAGCAATTTCAAGATCCATACCAAAGCCACAGCCGATCAAGAAGTCATCAGCTAATAGCATATCATGGTCTTTATACATAACAGAAGTGATCTTCCAAAGTAGATCTTTAAAACCAAATGCTAATAATGCAGCATAGTTTACAGTATTAGCTCTACGGATAACGCTATTAGTTTTATCTAAGTACATATCGATTTCTGCTTTAGCAATATCGATAGGAGAAGATGTGTTAACCAACGCACCGATATCATGTAGAATTAATGATAAGATCTCTCTATTAGATAAGTCTAATATAGGATTGAATAGTTTGAAATCAATCTCTACATAGTACTTATTCACTTTAGCTTTGGAATCATCACTATTGTATTCAAATGCATCATTCAGAAGAATATCATAGATATCATTATCTTTAATCACTGGCATTACACAGACACCGAAGAATGGAGTATCTGTATTCTTAGAAAGCAATACAGTATTACAAGTACTCCCAGTAAAGAAAGAGTTAAGTTCATGATTCAACTGTCTTAGAAGATCTGGGTCTTGATTTGTACGAAGTTGCTCAATAATATCTAAGCAATCGCCGAAATCATAATTGTTCATACTAGAACTCCCTTCTTGAAAGTAAAGGAAAATGCCTAGAGCCTATGAAGGCTCTAGGCTAGAATCCTAATTAGTTAAATTATGGTTTTACATATTCAACTTTTGTTGGAGCAGTGATGTCACCTTTAGCGTCATTTACTTTAGTGTAAGTAGAAGCGTTAGGGTAACCACCAGCTGTACCAGCAGCTGTCATAGTATCAGGAATGAATGTAGTGTAATCATTCATCAAGTTACGTCCGATAGGATCAGTGTTTTCATAACGTGTACGAAGACCTGTTGGGTTGATGATTTTTACACGACCTTGTACTGGTTGGTAACCTACCAATTTGAAACGTTCGAATGCATGTACTGCAGGCAATGCAGGGTTTTGAGCATTACGGATTTCATTGGATAAGTACAATTGGTAATCATAGATGCAATAGATAATGCGATCAGAATTACGAGGGTTTAACAAGATGATCAAGTTTTGGTTGTTGCGTAGTTTATCAGAGCTTACGAAGTTATAAACACGTTTGTCGGAAGTTACAACTGTACGAGTGAAGTCTAATTCTACAGGACCAATGGAACTTGGAGCTTGGTAAGTGTAAGTAGTTGGTGTGATTTTGCGAATGATCGCAGGGTTACCAATTACAGAAATAGTGATGTTAGGGTCATTCAATACTTGGATCATATATTGAGCGTAGTTGTCCAAAGCATCCATGAATGTTTTGTGACGGTATTCTACTTGATCCAATGCATAACCTTCTGGTGGAGCGAAGTCAAATACTTCAGCTAAACGGTTAGCTTCTGGCATACGTAAGAAGGATTCATCCAATTCAGCATGGATTTTGTCATCTTTGAAGTTACCAAGAGCTGTTTTGAACAAGGAAAGGATATTAGTCAATTGATCTTCGTTATAAAGAGCTTGAATATCTTTTACTTCTTCAGGGCTGATTGTAGTATTGATTGGGTAAGCATCAGGAATTTCAACGATGTTTGTTTGGGAATCCCATTTAACGCTTACAGTGTTGTGCATAGCGGAAGTTGTTTCACGACGAACTGCCAATACTACTTTTTGAATTGTAGTGTCGGAGCAGTACAACATGAATTGGTTGTTTTTGAAGAAACCAGCTAAATGACCGGAGATAGTTTTAGGAGTACCTGCAGTTTGTTCAACAGTTACGGAGAAAGCAGTCATCATTTGACGGTCGATTTCGCCATAGCCTGGTTCGAAGCGGCATTCTTGAATAGGTACTGCAACGTCGATAGGAGCAGCAGCTGTAATTTCAGCAGCTGTTACAGGTTCAACAGCATCACCAGCAGCGTTAGGTTTCATGTAACCAGCTTTTGGAATAGCATTAACTACGATATGAGTTACTGCAGATTCGATAGAGAAGTTATCGATGTTTTGGATCAAACCTTGAGGACCAAATACTGCTTTACGGATTTTGTCTTGAGCAGTTGTGTCAGTTGGAGCCAAAGGAAGAGTTACCAACAAGTTATGAGTTGGAGCTGTCGCAAGAATAGCACCAAACATTTCATTTTGTTGAGTGAACATATCGATTTCACGACCATCTGGAGTAACCATTTTGCGGATCTTCATAGTCAATGTGAATTTAGGAGTTTTAGCAACAGCTTTGTTGATAGCACCTTTATCGAATACGTTGTTCATCAAAAGGTTTTTGTGCAATGGGAATACTAAGCCCATAACTGGGTTGTATGCACCAAGAGTTGCACTTTCCAATAATTTGGAACGGTCATTTTCGTATTGAGCTTCCATCATAGCCATATGGTCTTGATAACCACCTGGGTTGCCAAGGGCTTGGAATTCTTCCATATCAGCGGATTCAGATACGAAGAAATCACGCATAGTTTCATTGGATTCAGGAGACATCATTACACGGCTCATTTCTGTATAGAATTCAGCGCCTGTCTCTTGACGGATATTTTCTGCCATTTCACGAATAGCAGAAGCATATTGACGAGTACTGGAAGTGTTATAGCCACGACCAAATACTACGTTGTCTTGTTTAGATTCACCTACAACTGGCATAATCTTTCTCCTTTCGAGATTATAAATGTATTTTTTGTATTTTGATTATATCAGGTATCTATAGGGACACCAAAATATTTACTATATTGTTATACTGTACAAGAGTATACAGTTTACTTTTTAATAGGTTCTTTAGGTGCTAAAGTACCCATTAATTCATTCAATCTATCTAAAACCCAAAGACAATAATAGAAGTCAGATTTGTTTTCAATATAAGACTTAGTATTGAATGTCTTTGTGATATAGTAGGAGATCATATCAGATAACTTATCTAAAGACTTAGATACCTTAGTAATGATCTTCATATTATCAGAGTTCTTCTTAACGTAATCTACTTTCTCTTTGAAAGCTAAGGTTACATTATAAAGCTCAATGAATCTATCTTTCAATTCTTTAGTACGAATGGCTTTCTGTTCATCAGTAAGATCTTCAAAGATTTCATTCTCTAAACCTTTGATATCTCCTTCTTCACCACCATCAGAACCACCAGATGCATCTCCAGCATCAGAAGAGTCTCCAGCGTCAGGTGTATCATCTCCACCATCACCGCCGTCATCACCTAGGTCATCAGGTTCCATATCACCATCATCGCCACCGGCATCAGGATCATTGGAATCTCCACCGTCATCACCTAAGTCATCTGGCTCCATATCGCCATCATCGGTATCGTCACCAGCATCAGGTTCATCGGCGGTATCATCGCCATCTTCATCAGGAGCTCCATCTTCTAAATCTTCTGGTTCATCATCAGTATCTGAATCATCAGCTAATGGATCTCCACCATCATCACCTTCAGGAGCATCACCTTCTTCATCATCGGCATCCATATCAGGCTCTTCAGGTTGTTCATCGTCATCATCACCTGGTTCATCATCTGCAGGATCATCACCACCACTTAGATCATCAGGTTCTTCATCAGTACCATCACCATCCGCATCAGGATCACCTGCACCTAAATCTTCAGGAGCATCATCTGCATTATCATCTGTATCAGATTGAAGAGGATCTCCACCATCCCCTGCAGGAGGTGGAGTATCTTCTTTCTTATCCTCTTCTTTTTTATCATCTTTCTTTTTCTTCTTATCATCATCAGCTTCCATATAAATGGCTTGCTCTTTAAGCTGATCTAAGAAATCATTAAGACCCATAATATATCTCCTTATTAATCATCGTCCTTATTTTTACCAGGTAAGGCTTCACCATGTTTAAATGCCATATTATACATGAGTCTAGCTTTTTGACTTTCGAGTTTTTTCTTGATTTTAAGAAGCTCTCTTTGTTTTTCAAGACTACCATCATCTTCAGCTTTCTTTAGATAACGATTAGTCATTTCTAATTCCAATTCAATTTCTTCTAAGACTTTACGCCGTTCTTTAGATTGAGCATCTAAAGACATACCTAAATAGCCTAGAACTACAATTACTGAAATAGCTGGATTAATAAAGTAACCAACGCCAGCAGTAATGGCTAGTTTAACAATACGGCTTGCTTTAGGTAAGATATTACCAGCAATAACAGCCTCTCTATTTTCAGACTCTAAGTCTTTAGTATTAACTACACCTTTAAGTTGATCCAACTGAGCATCAAATTGTCTACTTAGATTAGATACATCTGAAGATACATCACTAAGTTTAGCTTTAACTTTCTCAGAAGCCATAGCAATAGTATTAGCAATATTCATCTCTTTAAGAGTAGTAGGATATTTAGTAAAGTCATATAAAGAATTTACACAGGCTTCTTTTACTTTAGTAGAAATGATAGCTTCATCTAAAGACATATCTTCATCAGAAGAGTCATCGATATTTTTAAGTTTATTTAGATTATCCTTAATACAATCGATCTTTTCATAGTCTTCAAATGTTTTATACTGTTTACGTCTAGCTGTTTTAAGAGTATCCTTCAATACAGTTTGATATTCTGTTGGTTTGATTACAGATGGATCTAGTTTAGTTAATTGGGTGATACCATCGATATCATCTAAAGAGAATCTATCAAAGGATTCTTTAATAAGACTATTAGCATCTTTTTCAGATAGAGATTCTAAAGTCTCTAAAAGCATATCAATCTTTGTAGGTAAAGTAATAAGACTTTCTTCAATAGACTCATCAATATTATCTACTAGGAGTCTCATTCTAGCTACAACATCTTTATCGATCTTATTAGCATACTTTTCATATGTATTAAGTAAAGACTTAATCAATAAAGGTTTCATCTTCATAGTACAGCAAGAAAGCAATGCTTCGTTATACTTAACCAATGTAGTATAATAAGCTGTAGTATCAATATTTAACATATTCAAAGTATCGAAGATCATATCCATATTATTGATATACGTATCGATACCTATATTATTTGGAATAGTCTCAATAAGAGTTACAAAGTTTTCGTGAGTTGGATCGAATTTGAATTTAGCAATATATGCTTCCATCTTACCATCTCTGAAATCAATAACTTCATCAAGATCAGTTTCTTTTGGTTTATTAATTTTATCTACAATCTTAGCAATATCACTAGAACCAAATGGATTATAGTTAGCCATATCATTTAGAGTAGATTCTAATGCTACAGAGTATAATTCCTTATCATCACTATTCAATAAGAAGTAATCAGCTGCAGCTTCTACAATATCCACTGTATTATATGGACACGCATTTTTACTTAAGACAAAAAGATAGTTCTCTGTAGCTACCTTGAACTTATTAATGCTAGACATATTATAAGTATCAATTAGCTTACAGATTCTTGCAGTCTCTCTAACTGCATCATTTTTAGTAAATACTCTTTCAATAACGATCTTATCGAAATCAAAACGTCTACCAATCTTTTCATAGTTTTTAATAATACGATCATAAGTTACATTTTCACATGCAGCCTTATACATCATATTTAAAGTTTCATGTGCAGCTTGTTCTCCACCATCACCAGAACTTCCTGGTATAGCTGATGCAATATTACTAACTGCAGTCTTAGCCCCATTTTTAATATCATTATGGACTTTATCTACTACATTAGATACTTTGTTTTTTACTCTACCCTTATGGAGAGCCATCTTACGTTGAAGATAGTTTTTGAATTGATTAGCATCACGTACTTTAGTAATGGATTCTAATACCTTTTGACGATGCTTGTTGACTACTACTGGATCATTGTATTTGTATAATTCCAATAATAAGTCTACAGATTTCATGATCGCAGTATCAATATTAGAATCTAGCTCCAATATGTTTTTGAATACCGTCTCAGCCTGAGTCATGTTATGGTTCTCGGATACGATGTTATAAAGACCAGCATAATTATCTGATGTCTTACGCATCTTAGTCAATTCGAGTTGCCGTTTTCTAATATTCGTAATCATTTACGCATTCTCCTTTTTAAGACTTATATTTATTATTAATAAGTTCAGATATTAAACATTGTATTCAGCTAAAACTGGGGTCAATTAACATAAATATAATACTAAATTATTTAATCTTGGAGGGTAAAATGAATATTCCATTTATTATACATGAAGCTCCAATGACGGTTGGTGAATCTCGACTCGTTGAAAGTATCAACAACAAACCTGTTGCTGAAGGTATCCTTC